GGAATGGCAGGAAAAAAATCCTTGGTTCGGACAGGACGAGGAAATGACTGCAGCAGCGTTAGGGCTACACGAAAAGCTCAAGCGCCAAGGTGTGCAAATTGGTTCGGATGATTATTACGCAAAGTTGGACAAGACAATGCGTAAACGGTTTCCAGAAAACTTCGACGATGAAGTAGAAGAAGCTGAAGTAGTACCGACAAAGCAAAAGGCAGACGGTCCAAAAGCAAAGTCGAGCACGGTAGTAGCTCCGGCAACTAGGACGACGGCGCCTAAAAAAGTCAGGTTATCTCAATCGCAAGTAGCAATAGCGAAGAAACTTGGTTTATCCCCAGAGCAGTATGTCCGTGAACTTTTAAAAATGGAGGCCTAACATGGCTGAAAAAAGAATTGACCGTGAAGTAGAAACTCGTGCAACAACCGAACGTCCTAAACAGTGGGCGCCCGCAGAATTGCTACCAGAGCCTGACAAACAGGCGGGTTTTGCTTATCGCTGGATACGTGTTTCCACGTTGAACTCGGCAGATCCACGCAACCTCTCCGCAAAAATGCGTGAAGGTTGGGAGCCAGTACGACTTGAGGAGCAACCAAAATTCCAACTGTTAGCTGATCCCAATAGTCGTTATAAAGACAATATTGAGATTGGCGGGTTATTACTCTGCAAAGCGCCGGAAGAGCTTGTTGAACAACGTAATGCGTATTACATTAAACAAAGCGACAACCAAACCAATGCAGTTGATAACAATTTAATGCGCCAAAGTGACCCAAGGATGCCTCTCTTTAATGAGCGGAAATCTACGACGACCTTTGGTAAAGGTAGTTAAATTTTAATTTTAGGAGTTTAATAATGGCTTATCCCATCGTTAGTAACCCCTACGGCTTTAAGCCTGTAAACCGTATTGACGGCCTGCCATATGCTGGCGCTATCCGTCAAATCCCAATCGCAAGCAATTACAATACTGCGATTTATAACGGTGACCCAGTTGCTATCGTCGTTGGTGGTACAGTAGCAAAATCATCTACTTCAGGTTCTGAAGTAACTTCTGCAACCATCGCTGGTGTATTTGTTGGTTGTTCTTATGTAAACAGCTCAGGTCAGACCGTTGAAGCTCAGTACTATCCTGGTACTTCAGTAACAAACGCAATTGCCTATGTTGTTGACGATCCTATGGCTGCATTCAAAGTAGCGGTTGCCTATGCCAATGGCACAGTTACAACTGTTCAAGAGAACGCAGTTGGTACAAACATGTCCTACTATGTAGGTACAGGTTCTACAACTACTGGTGACAGTGGTGCTTGGGTTACTGCTGCTAGCGGTAACAGTACATCAACCTTACCTTGGCGTGTTATCGCTGTGGTGCCTGATACTAACGTTACTTCCACAACTTTCTGTGAAGTTATCGTTAAGATCAACACACAACAGTATAACAACCCAACTGGTATTACTTTAGCTTAATAGGAGCGTTTAAATGGCTATTTCTCGTGCACAACTACTAAAAGAGTTGCTCCCAGGCCTGAACGCTTTGTTCGGACTTGAGTATGCAAAATATGGTGAAGAACACAAAGAGATCTATGAAACAGAGACCTCTGAGCGTTCCTTCGAAGAAGAAACTAAACTGTCTGGCTTTAGCGCCGCTCCAGTCAAAAACGAAGGCTCTGCCATCGCTTATGACAACGGTCAAGAAGCATGGACTGCTCGTTACAACCATGAAACAATCGCAATGGGCTTCAGCTTAACTGAAGAAGCTATCGAAGATAACTTGTATGACTCTTTGTCAGCTCGTTATACTAAGGCATTGGCTCGTTCTATGGCTTATACCAAGCAAGTTAAGGCTGCTGCAGTATTGAACAATGGCTTCACATCCGGTTATAACGGTGGTGACGGTCAACCTTTGTTCTCTAGTGCTCATCCATTAGTTTCTGGCGGTACAAACAGCAACATCCCATCCACTCCAGCTGACTTAAACGAGACTTCTTTGGAAGCCGCCGTTATTCAAATCAGCTTGTGGACAGATGAGCGTTCACTCTTGATCGCTGCTAAGCCACGTAAATTGGTTGTTCCACCTGCATTACAGTTCGTTGCAACTCGCTTGCTAGAGACTGAATTGCGTGTTGGTACAAACGACAATGACATCAATGCATTGAAGAACAATGGTTCGATTCCAGAAGGTTACGCAATTAACCACTTCTTGACCGACACAAATGCATGGTTCTTGACAACTGATGTTCCAAACGGCATGAAGCACTTCGAGCGTGTTCCTCTCCAGAACTCTATGGACGGCGATTTCGATACTGGTAACGTTCGTTACAAGTCTCGTGAGCGTTATTCATTCGGCTGGTCTGATCCACTCGGAATGTACGGTTCTGCAGGCGCTTAATAAGCACCTCTAGTACAGGAAGCCCCGCTCAAAAAGCGGGGTTTTTCTTTGGGGTTTTCCCTTGCAAATATATTTATTTGTAGTAATATCCTAATAGACCGGGTAAACCGGCTTTCCAGACTGTCCCGGCAGATGCGTACACAACTGGCTAGCTGATCTTTGTACGAAGGACAATTTATTATGACAACAGCAACAACCTCAGCCGTATGGCGTTCAACAGGTGGCGATCAAACTCGCACCGCAGCAGCTGGCTCAATGAGAATGGCAGTGCCTTTCTATGTAGCTAATGCAGCAGCATCAGCAAACGTAGTGGTATCTTCAAGCTTACAAAACAACACAGTTATTCTACCAGCAAACGCAGTAGTAACTAGCATTATTATTAATACAACTGGCACAGGAACAATCGACATGGGCTTTACCCCATTATCTGGCGTAGGTCCTGGTCAAAATACCATAACTGGCACACCAGTTCCAACAGGATTGTTTGTAGCTAAATCTATTGCTGCTCGCTCTTCTACTGGTACTGCTGGTACAGGCGCAGGCAATAGCGTAGGCGCTGTAGCTAACGCAACAAACTTGGTTGTGATTACTTCTGCTGCTAACGGCTCTGCATCTGGTAGTTGCTCTGGTTGGATTGAGTACTTTGTTGCTGACTCTAGCGTACAGGCAGTGTAATTAATCTTACGGGCTAGGGTTTTCCCTAGCCCACTTAAATCTTTAGGAGATTAATTATGACAATGCAATATGACGTAAGAGGCTCGCACCTTAGCGGTTCTGGCTTTATGTTTGTTGGGCGTACTCGTTTAAAAAACATAGTTTACCAAGGCAATGGTACTGCCGGTGGTATTGATGTATTTGATACTGCTATAGCGCCAGTTACTACTGGAACTTATGGTCGTTCTGGAACTACCGTTACTGTAACGCAAACTGCCCACGGTTTAACATCAGGTCAAGAAGTTGGAATTACTTTTGCCGCTGTTTCTGCTGCTTCTGCTACTGCTGGTAATTATATTATTACTGTTACAGGCCCTAATACCTTTACAATTACCGATATTAACTCCGGAACAATTGCTACTGGAACGGCTTGCAATTATGTTTCAAATACCAACCCTAATCCAAATGCTAGCACCAATAGATGGATGACTAGTTATAATACTGGTACTGCAGTTCAACCATTCCAAGTATTATTTCAAGGTGAGGGTATGCTAGCAACTAATGGTATTTATGTAGTGGTATCAAACATTACGTATCAAACAGTTCAGTATGGCTAAGAAAAAAAGTGTCTCGCTTGCAGTTGGGCGTGGTGAAAAGTTGCCTGTATCTAAGGGCGCTGGGCTTACCGCCAAGGGTCGTGCTAAGTATAATGCGGCTACTGGCTCTCATTTAAAAGCACCACAGCCTCAAGGCGGAGCAAGAAAGAAGTCGTTCTGTGCAAGGATGTCTGGAATGCCCGGTCCGATGAAAGATGAAAAAGGACGCCCTACTCGTAAGGCGGCTAGCTTGAAAAGATGGAATTGCAAATGAATGATATTGACCCAATTTCAACAGCTAGGGAGCTAGCTACGCACGCTAACGATATTGAGCATTTACAGGCAGATATGGATAAGATGGTTAATGAGATGAAGGAGATCAAAGAAGCCATCCAAGCTATCCAAAAAACTCTTGCTGAAGCTCATGGCGGTTGGCGATTATTGCTCGGTGTAGGCGGAGCAGCAGCTTTAATTGGCGCTATTATGGCTAATTTGTTTCAAGGATTCTGGAGCAAATAATGCCTAGCAAAAGTAAAGCTCAGCATAATTTAATGGAAGCTGTAGCTCATAGCAAAAAGTTTGCTAAGAAAGTTGGTATACCGCAAAGTGTAGGAAAAGATTTTTCGGAAGCTGATAAGGGTAGGAAGTTTGGTTTAGGCGGTAATGTTAATATAACCCGTGGCGGTCAGGGAATGATTAACAAGCAGGAAACTCGGCGTGGAAGTACTTTGGGATATCAAAAAAGTGCCCCAAATACTAATTTAAACAAATTTGTAGGTAAAAAGGAAGGTGGCATTATGAAATACGATAAGACTCCTAAAGCAGGATCAATGTCTAAAGAAGTAGAAGCTGGTTCAAACAAGCTTTTAAAATTTGGTGAAAGCGCTGTACAAAAGCGTGGTCATACTAAAGGCAAGAACCTTGGCGATACAGGCCCAATCAAAGGCATTATGAGTGGCGCTAAGAAAATGGCTAAAGGTGGTACGGCATCTGCACGTGCTGACGGTTGTGCTGAGCGTGGCAAAACCAAAGGCACACAAGTAATGATGAAAAAAGGCGGTAAGTGCTAATCATGCCTTATACAGAAACCGGTAAGGAAAAGCAAAAGCGAGAAGCCTATGAGAAAGCCAATAAAGAACGTGGCATTCGTCAAGAAGCAGAACGTGATTACAAAATGTTTGGTACAACTGAGCAGAATATCCCCAATGTCAATCCAATGGGCGACGTTGTTACTCCAAACGCAACTGGCATGAAAAAAGGAGGAAAAGTTATGGAACACAAACATCATATGGAGCACGTTAAGAAACACTCTGCTGGTCATAAGCACGAGCAAGAGAAGGTTTCTACACACTCTGCTGGTCACAAAATGCATCACGAGCACGTCAAAAAGATGTGCTGGGGCGGGAAGACAAAATGAGACCATCTCGTGGCATGGGGGACATTGCTCCATCCAAGATGGGCAAACCAAAGCTTAAAGCTCGTCGTGATGACACAGACTTTACTGAGTATGCTAAAGGCGGCGAGGTTTGGAATAAGCCACGCCCTAAAGGTTTAGGTAAACCTAAGGCGCTGACACCAGAAAAGAAAGCTAAAGCCAAAGCAATGGCTAAAGCAGCTGGCAGACCTTATCCTAATTTAGTCGATAACTTAAGGGCAGCAAGGAAAAAATAATGGCAACTAAGAACTGGATTGCTGGTGCTATCAAGAAGCCAGGCGCACTTCGTAAAGAACTGGGCGTTAAAGAAGGCAAGACTATTCCTGCTAAGAAATTGGCATCTGCAGCTAAAAAACCTGGCAAATTGGGCCAACGTGCTCGTTTGGCTGAGACTTTAAAAGGCATGAAGAAATGAAATTCTCATTTAGCGCATTATTCTCTTTATTTAAAAAGCCAGAGTTAGAGATTTCTTTTGACCCAAAGGAAACAGCTCCTTGGCCTTTCCCTGTTCCTGCAGAAAAACGCAAACCACAGGTAAAAAAAGCTACAACTCGTGCAGCTAAAAAACCTGCAGCTAAGAAAACTGTTGCTAAAAAAGCTACAACTGTTGCTAAAAAGAAAACGAAAAAGGCTGACTAATGTCTACTTCAGGTACCACAGCGTTTAATTTAGATGTTAATGATCTTGTAGAAGAGGCATTTGAGCGCTGTGGTAAAGAGCTTCGCACTGGATATGATCTACGCACCGCTGCTAGATCTTTAAACCTATTGACCATTGAATGGGCAAATAAAGGTATTAATCTTTGGACAGTAGAGCAAAAGCAGTTTGTAATGAATTCTGGTCAGGCTATCTACGCACTTCCTGTAGATACAATTGACATTTTGGATGCCGTAACACGCCAATATAACGGCTACACAACCAATCAAATTGATATTAATTTAAGCAGAATTTCTGAGTCTACATACATAACCATTCCAAACAAGAATGCTACTGGTCGCCCAATTCAAATGTATGTAAACCGTCAGTCTGGGAATATTGCTTCCATTCCGCAAACTACATTAGCCACAACAGGAACCACGCCTGCGGTATCTGCTACGGATACAACAATTACCTTAGTTGATGCCTCCGGTCTTCCAACTCAAGGTTTTATTAATATTGATAATGAAACTATTGCATACCAAAATATTGTTGGAAATCAAATTGTTAATGCTTGGCGTGGTCAAAATGGCACAACTGCTGCAGCTCACAATGCTGGCGCACAAGTATTTGTAAACCAACTGCCTTGTGTAAATGTTTGGCCGACACCAAATACACCTGGAAATCAGTACACTTTTGTTTACTACCGCTTACGCCGCATTCAAGATGCTGGATCTGGCATTAATACTCAAGATATTCCATTCCGCTTTATACCAGCTATGGTAGCTGGATTAGCCTATCACCTTAGCGTTAAGCTAGAGGGTGTAGATCCAAACAGAATTATTGGTTTAAAGCAGGCATATGACGAGACATTTCAATTGGCAGCAGATGAGGATAGAGAAAAGGCATCTTTAAGATTTGTACCGAGAAACCTTTATTACTATAACTAATCATGCCAAGTAAGTATTCGTCAGGTAAGTATGCAATCGCCGAATGTGATCGGTGTGCGCAGCGTTATAAGTTAAAGGAATTACGGATACAGACCTTAAAAACTAAGCCGTATCGGGTAAAGGTATGTAAAACTTGTTGGGATCCAGATCAGCCACAATTACAATTGGGCATGTATCCAGTAAAC